GTGATTAATTTATGGCACTCAAAATGGCGAGGGGTATCTTCATGCTCAGGACACCAACGCCAATCACCTTTATTAAATCTAAACTTAGGGTCATTCCAACATGAGTTACAAATTGACTCATCGTATATCCTCACTGTATTTATTGAAAACTCATGCTCTTTATTAGTGAAGTTTGATATTAAGTACACCTTTTTACGCAAGGCATACGATAGCCATGATAATCCACTAGATAAGCCTATGAAAAACTCACTATGGTAAATCGTATTCATAGTGTTTTCCAAAGATTTGTCTACAAATGGAGTTAATCCCTTAAGGTCGCTAGTTTTTTGATACATCATCTCATCTTCCTTAGAAATTTCTAGCACCTTATATCCTTTACCTATTAAGAAATCAATAACATCTTGCCAATAGTACCACAACTTGCATTGAGAAGTAGAGTATATAGAGATACACACATACTTTTCCTCTATGGGTCTTGTCTTGGGTACAAAATCAATTATGGGAACAATCTCCCTATGAGGAATATGCAATATGTTGGAAGCACTTTGTTGGAGTGGTATTAAAACTGGGTTTACAGGCTCTCTATTTTTATCCCAATACCAACCTATCTCGAACATACCAATAAGGTCGCTAACTACCTCACCTCTTTCTACGAACTCTAACTCTGGGTAACTATTCTTAAACAAGAAGTTTTTAAATGTTGAAACTATCACTTTACACTCATAGTGTTTTGCAAATTCAAGGCAATAAGGAATCCAAGCAAGTGTATCACCTAGTGCTTTGCTCTCAAATGAAATAAAAACCCTTTTGCCTTTTATCCTATCAAGGAAGTTGATTTGTTCAATCGTTCTACCCTCGTATCTAATTATGATGGAAATATCCGATAAATATTTTCTATCGAGTCTTGCCCATCCTCCCTTTTTCATTTGTGTTTTAAAGAGAGTTTCCTTCGTTTGCCTATCTAAGAAAGATACTTCGTATTCCCTATTTTTTCCCTCATCCCCAGTTAATTCAAAGTATAGACCCTTTACATGATGTAGGATATATGTTAACATTTCTCTGTATTTGTATAAACATTTACATAGCGATTCTTAATCGTTTCGCTATCTAGATTATGAAATTTAGTTACTGCTTTGTACATATCGTTAAGCCTCTTTGAAACATTCATCCAATCATATTTCTCACGAACAAACATCATGCGATTTATAGTTTCATCATAACCATCAATAATCTCCTTAACCCTTGAAACGACCTCACTAGTAGTTATTTGATTTAATTTAAATAATCCTACTATTTCCATAGAGCCATTGTAGGTAGCAGCCATAGGGATGCAACAACTAGCAGCCTCCATCAAGGTTAAATTTGGATGCCCTGCCTCAAGCATTGAAGGATGTAAGAAAATAGTGTGGCTATGATATATCTTTAATAACTCATCTTCACTAGGGTTAGTAGCAACTAGATTTAATTTTTCATAGGATAACAAGTCCTTGTGTATATCAAAGAACTTTTGATTGGCATCAGTTCCCACTATGGTAATAGGCAAACCTAATTCCCTCGCTGCCTCTACACCAAACCTAAAGCCTTTTCTATCGAAGCCATAATCCCCCGCCAATCCATTGTTTGCAACCATAAGCAACCTATGGTTAAGAGGTCTAGTTGTATTAGGTATGAAATATGAGGTATTGACCCCATGAGGTAGGTAAAAAAGTTTATCCGTTTCATCGAAGTAGTTTAATAAATGTTCAGCGTGAGTTATTGAGAAAATAGATTTTTTCATAGCATCAAGGTTATGCTTAAAGCAATAACTATCCTTACCATAGTGCTCAGTGTGATGGTCATGTAAAGAAAACACATAGGGTACTCCCTTCCTATGTAATTCTAAGGCTAGATTACCCATGTGTACATGAACAAAATCATATTGATTTGGCTCGACCTCGCTCAAAAACTTAATATCTACATCGTTACCAAATGTTTCTAGACAATTCCTATACTCTCTAGTAATCTTTTCAACAGCACCCCATCCCATTTGACCAATAGGTTTAATAGGTATCATTCCTGTTGCTACTTGACATATTTTCATAAGAACCTTTTATCTTGTTTATCAATAAGAGAATATCCATTTACTTGAGAAGTAAGTCTTTGCTTGACAATACCCATCTTATAAGGACTATTCTTAAATATCAAGTTGAAATACATATCACTTGCATCCCATTTTTCTTTTCTAAATTTCTCCTTGAGCCACTTTTCAACAAACTTGGGGAACATGATACATTGTAAACCTATAATGTGGTTAGTGATAAATAATAGGTTTTGATTAGCGACCTCTTGAATCACAGGAGATTGTAACCATCCATGTTCTAATGTTCTAGTGTCACCAAAACTAAAGTAGCCTATATTATTATCATCAATGATTCTACAAGCCTCAAAAACCTTATTGGCAAACTCATCAATAGGAACTTCTATAATGCAATCCCCTTCGCATACTATAAGAAAGTCACAATCATTAAATTCACTCAACACTGCGTTTTTGAACGCTTCGTAGCATCCGTAGTGGGGTGGGGTGAGGGCTGTTCCGAGTTTATGTACAGTATTGTCATCAAAGAGTTCCATTGAAACGCATTGAGGTCGTTGACAGTTGAATTTTGGTGGTAAATCCTTATAGGGTTCGTTAGTGTGGAGGATGTACTCGATTCCGTGTTGCGTGACCCTTTGGAGCGATTCCCTACTCGCTTTTTCTCTCTCATCGTTTATCGTTGTCTGTATGTGAACTAATTTAACCTTTGGCTTTTTATTGACCCATTTAAATGAGCCAGTTCCATTATAGGTGTTTAAGTTCTTTGAATTTAGTGAATATTTTTCATTTTTATATATTGAATCGCCATCAAAGAAATCAATCGATATATCAATAGGCTTACCATTGTAGGTAAACTCCTTTCTAAACTCACGACTTTTGCTTATTTGGAAACTACCATTATAAAACTCACCCCCATCTTCCTTCATAGTAACTTGCACCTTCCTATCATCTACATTGTAGGTATAGAAATAGAACATATATTGATTGGGGTGCTTATCTATTGGAACAATAGAGTAGTATTCACTATTAGAGGCGACCCCCAAACCACTATTAACCAATAGTGTTTCTTGAGGGTTATCTATCAATACTACATCATTAATTCTAGTGTTTATTTTCTTAACTAGGTAATCCTCTAGGAAATTTTGAGCACCTATGTTATAACACACTCTATTATAATCATCACTTGTCCTTACATCATCAAATAGGTTCAAAAAGAAATCAACATCAAAGGTCATACCATTCGTTTGAATACCCCTACCAAAAGGTGTTTTCAAACTACCTAAATATGCAGTGTTTGATTGCTCTACACTTTGAAAAGATGCCTCAATAGTAGGAGCATCTAATTCGTTTAGGATTACATCGTATGTAGTATAAAAGAAACGCTTGTAACCTAAATCCTTTGCAAACTTAGTTGCTGTAAATAGGTTTACTAGTACAGTTAGTGATTGGTTGCTATGCTTTAATCCATTTATATTTACATCAACATGGTATTCATTAGTATGGCGATAAAATCTAGTGTAATAAGAATGGTGAGTCAAGGGATTATAAGCATCGAATATGTAGTAATCAACCATCCTTTGAATATCAGCATCCACAGGGTAGTGAGAGATGAGAACAATCTTCCTACCTAAAATTTTTAAACTTTGTATAGTTTCTTTAGTTAGTTGAACTCTACTTTTTAGATTAGGGTATGTTCCAATTACTATGACCTCCTCCTTGTTTTGCTCTTTTTTAGGATTAGTGAGTTCAAGTATCATTTTTGCATCCTCATCCACATTACCAGTTAGGTAATTCATTCCTTCAATGCCATCATACCTATTCAAATAAACATCTAGGTTATACATCAACTTTGGTAAAGTAGGGTATTGTAAAGCCTCTTTAATTACAATAGGGTTTAATTCTTTATTACCCCTATCGCCTTTTGATGGAAACAAAAATAGGTCTGCAGCCATCATGAAGTCGTTAATATCACTTCTCTCTCCCCACACTACACAATTATTTAGCCTTTCATTCTCCTCCTTCCAATCCATCAATGGTTTCCAATATGATTGAAAGTTCTCTGCTTGATTACCCAAAAAATGAAACTTTAACTTATACTCATGTAATTTATCGCATAGTTCAAAAGCATACTTTTGGTTCTTTCTAGGAGTAAATAAGCCTACTATCACTATGTGCTTATAATCATTTTGTAGACCCAATTTCTTTCTATACGCACCCTTATCTTGGGGTTTTATGTCTACTGGGTATTCTATTACTTCGTAAGGAACATTTAGGTGCAAGTACTTAAGGGCATTGTATGGACTAACAAATACAAATTTGTCAGGCATATAAATCTTGCTCAATGGATTAAAACTACTATCATGCGTAGTTTCTATTATTGTATAAGGTCTATCGTTTCTATATACCCAATCGCTTAATTCATTACTCATGAACATCTCTGGGAACTCCTCCATAGATATAACATCAGGGGAGAAGGAGGTTACTATTTCTTGAAACTCACTCGTTTTATTTTCTCCTAGTGATTTGAATTTATCATTACCAACTAGTTCAATAATTTTATTCCTTTGAACTACAAACTTCCACGCAACGAATGAGTGCTCAACTACAAGAACATCAAATTCATTCTTTAGTAGTTCGACTTTATTGGCAGTTACTTGAGGAGCACCACCAGTACTTAAGTGAGGAGTTACTATTAAAAGTTTTTTCATATCAAAGATTTAATGCTTTCAAAAACTTGTTCTACACTAGGGTGACATTCAAATGTTGGCTTGTTTTCTAAGCACTTAATAAGAGGAGCAACGCCTTGTATGTTTCCCCATTCTTTAATACCATGCTTGGCATTAGACCCACACTCCAATCCACACCCCCCACGAACATATTTATACCTATAATCTTGAGAGCCATTTCTATAAGGAATACGAAACTCAGGCTTAATAGAAGAACCTAAATGAACTATTGGAGTTTCTGTCGTACCTGCTAAATGCAATAATCCACTATCCATAGTTATAAAACACCTAGCCTTATTAATCAAATGCCAACATTGGCTTATAGAGGTCTTGTTCATTAGGTTTAACCCCTTCTCTATATGAAAGTTAAATACAGGCTTTTTTACATTAAAGAAACCAGTTTCACTTGAATCCTTCCCTATGGAGATAACATTTAAACCTATATCGTTTAACATTTGAGTCAAATTCATCCAATTAATTGATTGCCATGTTCTTGTCGCCCATGTGCTCACTGGATGAATTAACACATACTCTTTTGGGATTTCAATATTTAGTTCCTCTATGGGTCTATAATAACACTCCATCTCATCTTTAGCCAACATGAATCCTAAATGGATAGCATGGAATTGCCTTATATCAATCATGTTATGCTTGTACTCAATACCCCTTTCATTTTTCTTTCCTACATTATAAAATGAGTTATGTACTATGTAGTTTTGATTGAAATAACCCATGTCTACGCTACTAAATTTGTAACTAGCCTCCACATAAGGGTTCATCTTAAATACCTCTGCCATTCGAGAAATGATAGTTACCTTTCTCTCGTAGTAATCATGTAGTTTCTTTATTGTAGGAGTAGCACATATAAGGTCGCCTAACCCATTACAATCTTCTAAGTTTAATGCTATTGGCTTCATTAGTATCTAAAATAATCGTAAAACCATTTGTATCTATTAACGACCCATTCACACACACCTTTTCCTAATATATCTTGTGCATCGGATTGTTTCATCTCTAAAGAGTTTCTAATGATGTGGTCGCCATATCCCATATTTACAGCATCATTCTCATGTGTGATTTGAGGAATAAAATCAAAATTGTGTTGAAAGTAGGGTATCTCTAAGTAATTATAAATCCTAGCAATTTGTTGCTCTGGGTTTAAACAAAAATCTTCATATTTTACAAAAAGTATTTTATGGTCATCCTTAGATTGTATAATTGCTTCTAGTCGTTCTATTGCAATTCCTACTGGAATACCTTTTGCCCAAAAATCTATCCTTTTTGGTACGGTGTTATTCTTTAATTCATGCCACTCAATTAAAGTTTCTTTGTTGGGGTTTTTTCTAAAAGCCTTTTCCATGCTACAATAAACATCTCTTAAATCTCTAATCATACAAATCATTTTAGGTTTGTATGCTAAGAAATGCTCGACCCATCTTATGTAAAAAGACCATGAACGCCCTTTATCTAAAAAGTATTTCTTATCGGTAAGCACATTCGCATAAGCGTGTATACCAGCATTGCATAGAGCAGAAAATGCTTTGTCGTGTAACTCAGGCGTAAGGCTAAATTTGTAATCATCTACATTAGTGAAATTATGTTTTGCACCATAAAGCAATTCCATTAATCCACTAGTGGGAGTAGCATAAATATCAGGGTTTTGACCCATAATATTTTGTAAAAGGGTTGACCCGCTTCTAGGAAGGCTAGATTGAAAAAATATCTTTTCTACCATATCAATAGTTTATATAATAACCATACTTATCATCCCCTACAAGTAGTTTCATCATAGGGTATCTTTCCAAAAATATCTCTGGCGTAAGGTCGGGTTGTAAATGTGTTTCGTGAACATTATCCATATAAGTACCTTGCTCATAGTTATAGGGAACAGCAATCAAACAAAGAATATCTAGGTCTTGAATCCTCTTGATTACTTGTTGGGCATCCTTCACACTTAAATGCTCAAGTACATCACCCATGATTATGTAATCATAATCTCTAAAATCAAACTCACGAATATCTCCTAAAATAACTTTGTTATACTTACTATTTAAATCAAATTGTTCTATGTAGTTTGCAAATATTTCAATCGCATCCATATTGGGAAAATGCTCCTTTAGTAAATGCGAGTATGTACCACAACCTGGACCAACATCCAAAATGCGAATACGCTTTACTAGATTCTTTAAGAAATGTTCTTTTACTTCCTCTTTGTAAAGGGTGTAACTATAAGGCATAGGTTAGTATTTTTTATGTGACTTTTCCTCTACTATTGATGAACCATACTTCTCATTAATTTTTCTCTTAATCTTTGCTCTCAAATCATTTTTCTTATACACACTACGAGCAAGTTCAATGAAAGAGGAATCAAACTTTTTCTTTCTTTCACATTCTCTTTTACCATCTTCTATGTGCCACAACTCCTCATTAACATTAGATAGTTCTTTGAAGTATTTTGTCTTATGGTAATTGGGGTCAATTTTCTTAGCAATCTTAACCAACATAGTCCACTCCTTATGAATGTTGATATGTTTAGATGGCTCTTGGATATACTTTAACTTGTTCTCTAGTATAGAGATTTTGTCAAATAATTCACCTATGGAAACAGGAATCCTAATATTCATTGTAATTATCTCTAAAAGTCTTTAATTTTGATGAGGCTAAGATAGTGAAAATTAAAATTCGTTTCAATGATAATTTGGCTTTTTGGACAACCTTGTAGTGGAAAAACTACAATCGCTCAAGTATTAAAAGACAAGAGAGAAATTATTGGGCGACCTCATTTGATAGATGGTGATGAGTTTAGGGAGATATTCCAAAACAAAAAGTATGGGAGAGAAGGTAGGATTGATAATATAAGAAAAGCAGTAATTGTTGCCAAATACATGGAGCATTGTGGATTTACTGTAATTTGTTCTTTCGTTACCCCTTATAAAAGCATGAGGGATGAGATAAGAGAAATCTTAGGGGATGTTAGGATGATATACTTAGACTATCAAGGGGAGAGGGGTAGGGAAAACTACCATGTAGAGGATTTCGATATACCCTCCTCACAAGAGGAAAATTTCTTACATTTAAGAACTAGCGACCTTACGCTAGATTCCTGTATTTCTAAAATTAAATCGATACTATGAGTTTAAAGAAACACGCACTATTCATTGGGAGATGGCAAAACCTTCACGAAGGGCATTTATGGTGTTTTAACCAAAAATTAAAAGAGGGATTACCCATCATAATTGCTATTAGGGATGTAGAGGTCGATGAAAATAATCCAAGAACTGCTAAAGAGGTTAAATTTATACTAGACCTTCATTTTCAAGAACTTATAGAAATAGGAAAGGTAAAAATCATGATTATACCCGATATTGAAGGGGTATATTATGGTCGTTCTGTTGGATATAAAGTGGAGGAGTTAGTACCACCTAAAGAAATAGCAGAGATTAGTGGAACTAAGATTAGACAACAACTTAAGGAACAAGAGGACAAAAAAACCAATATATGATAGTTGAAAAAAAGAGGCACATAGCCAAAACTATAAGTTATAGGGTCATAAGTTCTGGCATTGGATTCATTGTTATGTATTTCGCCACAGGAAGTATAAAAGCAGGAGCAATATTCTCGATTGCTGAACTTGTCTATAAACCCCTTCAATACTATATCCATGAGCGAGTATGGTATAGGTATATAAAATTTGGATTAAAGAAAGAACAGTAATGTTTTTTTGATTAAAATACCTATTTTTGATATGGTTATGCGACTTCGTGCTAAATGAAAATTTATGGCTGCAGAAGTTGCGGATTTATTGTATATAAAGCAAATGCTTGTCCAACTATCCGAAAAACAGGATAGCATGAATGACAGGCTTAATGACATTGATACGCACCTAACTAAAATTTCCACAACAGTTATTGGAGATGAAAAGTTTGGTCACAAGGGATTGGTATCTCAAGTTGCCAAACTAAATAAGTATGTTGACAACGACAAGATTAGGAACGCTAAAATTGTTGGAGGTCTTGGCGTAGTCGGTATGCTATGGACAATATTTTTAAAATGGTTTGCAAGTAAATAATCAAAATGAAAAATCAAGGAGTAAAAATAGCATTAATAATTTTTGGAGTACTTGCATTAGGGGCAGGTGCTTATTTTATATTCAAACCTAAGAAAGATGATTTACTAGATGACAATGATGACAAAGATGATAAGGATGACAAAGATGATGATGATAAGAAATTTGAAAAGTATATAATTGCTACACAAAAGGGCAATCTAAATTTGAGAGATATTCCCTCTACAAGTGGCAACATAAAACAATCATTACCAAAAGGAACTGAAATACTTGCTAGACCTAGCGAAAAGGAAGGATGGCATGAAGTAAGTGATGATGGTAAAAAAATAGTTGGATTTGTTTCATCTCAATACATAACAAAAAAATAAAAAATGAATAACGGTTTAAAATGGGCATTGGTTAGCCTACCAATTTTAGTTGGGGGATTCATTGTATATAGAACTCTTACTAAAGAACAAAGAGAAGCGAAAAAAAAGGCAAAAGAACAAGGAGGTAATAACACACCTATAATCACTAGTGGTGGTGGTAGCGGTAGTGGTAGTGGTAGTGGTAGTGGTGGGAAGTCGTGGTTCTAAGGTAAAGGAATTACAACAAGCAATAGTTGATGATGGACAACCTAATGTAGTTTCTTTATTGGGTAAAAATCCTACTGATGGTCAATTTGGAACAGGTACAGAGAAGGCAGTAAAAGCACTTTTAGGTAAAACTAAAATAGATTCTCAAGCAGACATTGATAAAATAAAAGGTCTTAAAGCAACAAGAAGTTCTCAACAAAATACTATAAACAAGCAAATTGAGAGAATTGCACTTGCAAATAGATTAATTGCAACATTTAATAGTAATCCATCCGCATACTATTTCTATTCCGTTAGAAGGCATAGTGGAACTGTGGGAAATGTGACCTCTGATGGTAGACAAGTTAGAAGTGCTACTAAAGTTTGGCAAGATGGAGAAAAGGTAGGGTTCACTAGATATGCAAAATTCAAAGTGGATAGAGTAGGTAATATCACAGCGACAGATGGAGATAAGTTTGCATTTTTTAACCCAGAATGGGTGGAAGTAAAATAAAAATATAGTCATGAAAAAAGATAATACACTTTTATGGGTTGGATTAGGTAGTGTCCTCGTTGTAGGGGTCGTTCTCTTTTTTGTTTTAAGGAATCCAAATAAAAAGGGGAAGGACAAAAATGCAAAAGGTGACAAGCCTGAAATTGATGTTTTAGGAGAAGGTGATATAACCGCAGAAGGGAATAACATCGTTGTAGGGGATAAAAAAATAAAAATTGACCCTAATCAATTTAAGATTGATTTTGAGAAAGTAAAGCAAATCCTTGCTCAACCTGTATCTAAAGAAAAGAAGTATGAGATACTAAAGCAATCTGGTATTTCGGATAAAACGCTCACACTAGTTAAAAATGCGGATGCCGCGGAGCAACAAAAGAAATTAAGCCTTGCTATAAAGAATATTCAACAAAAAGAAAGAGATGCAGAGTTTGAAAGACTTACAGGTATTAAGCCTCGTAAGTTCAATCTAGGTGTGTAAGGTAAAAAAGAAGATGATAGTAATAAGGGCGGTGAATATCCTCAAAATAGAGGATTATATAAAGTGTGCATGGAAAGGAGATAGTGAGTTAGATAAGTTCTATGACAGGTCACTACAAAGGAGAACCCTAGAGGGGATGGTGAAAGATACGAGTCGAAAGATTCGTGATATGATGGAACTTGATGAACAACTATCCCTACTAGGAATCGAATTTGAAAGCAAATCGATTGGGTTTATCGTTTTAAGCGAGAAACTATCGATGCTTTATAGTTTTGGTATTAATGTAGAGTATAGAAAAAAGGATATACTTAGTTCTATATTTAACTATATTAAGGCAAAACTAAAATATGAATTTTATAGTGTTATGTATGAATACAATACGAGGGCGATTAAATGGCTATGTAGTTGTGGCTTAGAAATTGACCCCTTGTTAAAACCATCACACAATACTATTTACTTAAAATATGATATATGCCAGTAAGTGCATCATTAGCAGTAGTAAGTGCGGGTACTCAAATAGCGAGTACCGTAGCGGGTATTAAGGACATGAATAAGCGTAGGGATATAGAAATGGCTATATCTCGACTTAGTGCTGACGACCAAAAGAAGTTAAATCAAAAAATCGCTAGGGCACAAAACCAAAACGAGAGGCTTAACATACTTGCGGAGGAAATCACTAAAGTTCAAATTGAGCAACTCAAAGAAAAAAGAAAAAAGGAAACCACCACTGCTATCATAATCATTGGAGGTTCTCTAGTTTTACTAGTTGCTGTATTTTTATTAACTCGTTCAAAAGATTAAGATGGGCAATGAAACATTAACAAGAGGTGAGGGTCAAATAGTTCTTGATGATATTAAAAAAGAAATCAAGAGATTAGATGCTTTAATTAAAGAAAAGAAAATAGTTGGTGCAACAGTAGAAATACTAGATGAGAAAAAAGATTTACTACAAAAGCAAATCGATGCTATCTTAAAAAAGGGTGGTTTAATAACAGAGGAGGACTACAATAAATCATACAACCTAATTAGAGGGCAAGAGGAAAAGGAATTGCTTGACCTTAGTAAAAAGGCTAAGAGAAGGATTATAATGTTTGCCCTAATTGGATTAGGTATTATTGGTGCTTATTATTTACTCGCAAAAAAAGAAACAAAATGAATGATAACATAAAGAAGGCGATTGTTGTAATTGGAGGAGGTGTTCTCCTTTTTTGGCTTGTAAAGGATTTTGGAATCATGGGTAAGGAGAAGAAAAAAACTAAGAAAGAAGATGAGCCAAACATCGACCCAAAAGAATTAAAGAATAAAAGAAAGGCTAACGCATTTGTGGCAGTTAAGGCTTACATAGATGCCATCAATAATAGAGAGAGCGAGAAAGCACTTGATGAACTCAATCGTGAATTTGCAAAAGAATTGAAAGTGAGGGTTTATCGTAGAAGCAAGGATGGTGTTATTGTAGCAACTGACCTACAAGGAAATGTTATTTTGGAGAATAAATAATGAAAAGGATTCCTACTTGGGTATATGTGTGGGTTGCTACCGCAATAGGAGTGGGTCTTTTTCTTGCTTTTAGAAATAAGCCTAAAAAACCTAAGAAAGTTTTATTCGTAGGAGATTCTATTACTGCTATTGAGTTTAATGGTAAGCCAACAGGAACTTATCCCTTAATCATAAGGAAGCAAAACCCTAGTTTAATTATTGATGTACTAGCGGTGGGTGGGAAAACAACAAAATGGATGCTTGAAAACCTACCTAGCAAAATTGGTAATGGTTATGATAGGGTATACATATATGGTGGAGTCAATGATGCTTTTAGCAACGCCAATCTAGATGGGGTAGTGGCAAATGTTCAAAAGATGGTTGATATTGTAAAGAGTAATGGTGCAACCCCCTATGTAGTTCTAGGATATGAGCCTAATGGATTCATGGAGTATAAAAAAATGCCTACTACTAGGTATGTGGGAACGAAAGAAGGCTATATACCATTAATCGCTAGATACAAGGAATTGCAGTCAAAATACTTAAATGTAAAGGGTGCTATCTTTGTACCTAAATTTCAATTAGGGTCTAACACTAGTGATGGAACACATCCAAATGGTAAAGGACAATCAATTATTGCTAACGATATAATGAATACATTTTAATTGTGCCATCATTTGCAGTAACCATAACAATCACAACCACACCAGCGGTAGCAGTCACTGCTAGTAATGTAACCTATGATGAAATTCGTAGGTCGTTGGGGGATTATGTGTACTTAGTAGAGAGGGTTTACCTATTTAGTAATAGTTTTCAACAAATAAATGGTGTCGTTAAGTACGAACATTATAATGTAGATGGAAATATTGTTGTAGAAAACTTAACTCCTACAATAGACCCGTATCAAACTCAAAAATCATTATTCTATGATACAAAAAAGTTTGATGTAATTTTAGATGGACAAAGTAGTTTGGATTTTGATTTATTACCAAATGCAGAGATAAAATTAGAGTTTTTCACAAATAGATTGGCTAAAAGAGATGCTCTTGACATACTTACTCCTAACAACTTTAAGACTCTTGAGAGTTCGATGGGCAGATTCTCTTTTTTTGAGGATTGGGAAACTCAACTATAATTTATTGAAATGGCTAAAGAATATATTTCTATAAACATCAAGAATAATACAAATGGTAAGATACCCATGAGTATCATGAGTAATCCTTCCAATTTAACTGATATATCTAATCAAACTACAGAATATAGTTGGGATGTAACTACGCTATCAATAACAACTGAAAATTTTGTAGTTATAGAATATAGACCCAATGCCTTAGTAGATTTTGATTCGTATAGTACTCCACTTCTAACCCCAACTTTGCAAGGGGTTTTAGATGCCCTAAATACATTAGGTATAGGTTCATTCTTTTCTACTACTAGCGGTGGTAATACCTATATTAAGAACTATGACAATGATTATGTCTTTGGGCAATTAGATGTATTTGACTCAACTGGCACTGTTGTTACATGGAATGTTAATTGTATTGGTACAACAGGTAATAATGATGTTCAATGTGGATTTTTCTTTATATCTCAATCAAATCCTTATAATGCTAGTACAACTGTGCCTGTATCTTTTAGTGGGCAACAAGTTGATATTACTGGCGTAACATCAAATCAACCTACAACGAAGATTAAGATTAAAAATCTTACCACTAATACTTTTATACTAAACACAGGACTTGGGTCTGGTGTTGCGTATACCTATTCATTTAACGCAATATATGGTAACGCATACCTAATTGATATTTATGATTTTTGATTAGGATTGCTCCTCACTAGAATTAAGTGTTCCATAAATATTCCTATATCTACTTTGCTTGGGATGTCCATTCTCTATAATCTTAACGCCATTATTTTCATCTAGTGTAATTAAAGACCCACTTTCAATTAGTGAATCCATGCCTATTGCCTTTTTAGAGTAGTAATCTTTGGGTAGCATCTTACTAAGTTGAATAAGGGCACATTTTCTTTCCATCCATCTATTTGGATTATTCTTATCGTTAAAGTATAGTTCATTAGGAATTTTGCTCATATCTCTAATCGCCTCAATCTCTTTTCTAGAAACTACTGCAAATTGATATTCTCCTTGTTTATTCTTAGCAACAGCATACGCATGAGTTATAGTATCACTAGTTCTATCTACTTTGAAATTTGGCTTATGAACAATATTTGGTTCTAACCCATAAACAGGTTGAAACTTATCGCCCTTATAAACGACCTCTGTGTGGATTCTAGTTATATCACCACTCCTCAAAAGAATACTTACTAATCCCTTGTACCCTATTGTTGGAAATACAGTCATTTTATATCTACCATCACTTTGCCTAATTGATTTAGGTATTAGAAAGAACTCCCCAATCATATCACTAGGTATGAGTCCTATCTCTGCCCCCGCTAATATTGATGCGAATAAGGATGATGGATTATCTATGAATGATTGAATAAGTTTTTCGTTCTTTTTAACCTCACTTAATACAACCTCTACAAATTGATTAGTATCTATACCATGTTTGCTTAGTAATAATGGTAAGTGAATGTTTTTATATTTATATAATGATGTCTTAAACTCGTTGATAATTTCTTTCATTAGAATAATTTTAGTTGGTTCTCAATCATCTCCATGCTTATTTCTCCTGCTTTTATTTGTCTTAACTCCCATTCTCTACCTCTCAACTCAGGCATATTTTCTTGAACCTTTCTCCATACCCTAGAGATAGTTCGCACATTAGAAAGTGTATTAGAGAAAAACATATCGTAGTAATCCTCTTTTGTTTTCTTTAGTACCCCTAATTCAAAGTCATGGATTGTTTTAATTACTACCATTATATCATCTCTAGCAATTTCATTGTTTCGTAGTATAGATACTACCAATTTAGTTATGTAACGATTAAGCATAATTAATTTTTAGGTATTAAAGATTCTCCCGCTGTGGGATTGCCATAAATTTGTAAATCGTTTTGGTCAACAGTTCTTACCTCGCCTGTGTGATAAAATCGAACAACAAATTGGGGATTAGAGTGAATACTTCCAGCAATCATAAATAATGCTACCCCATGACCTAGATGCTTTACTTCAACATCAAATGGGTTCACGATTTCGTGAATAGTTTGAATAATCATAAATGTATGTTTTATTAATAGAATACTTCCTCAACTAAGGGGAAATCGACCTTGTATTTGCACTTGTGATTGATAGGGCAACTATTACATTTTACAAGGGATGGATAGGGTGTAAAACCTTTCTCAATATCTTTAGATAGTTTTCCTAATACATTATTGATGGCAACTATGTGCGATTGCCTTCTACTCTCATCAACTTCTTGCCTAATAATTTTTACATTGTTTGGGTCTTGTGTGCTAAAAACAAAATAAAAGAAAGGTATATCATGGATGCCTAGACAATCATTCGCTAACATTTTATAGTGTACTCCTTGAATCATTAGAGAATCCTTCATGTGTAAACTCTCTAAATCCCATCCCATCTCATTCCACTTGTCATCAATTAATCCACTATACTTAAGGTCAATAAATACTTCCTCACCATCCCAATCAGCGTGTATATCTACTACTCCATTGCAATCTTTTGTTTCAAGTAGTAAACCTTTGTTAAGTATTTTAATTTTATAGTGTTCCATGATTTTGTGAAAAATCTTAGAACTTGCTATTGCTCTCTCGTATGGAGCGGCAATCTTTTCTCTATTTGTTCCTTTGTAAGAAATCTCAGGCTCAGGGGTTTCTCCACTTTTGGGTAATGCACCTGTGCATAGGTACTCAAAATAAATTCCTGCCTTCATTGAATCACTAGGAGGGGATTGTGCCTCTGGGTCTTTATCTATATAGTTCGCTTTAAAATAAACGCCACACAATTTTCCATTTAGATAATCTACATAAGCCTTCATTAAACTTTGACTAATCTTTACCATAGTATTTAATTTGTATAAAAAGAATAAGTAAGAAATTAATAGGTGATAATAAAATGAATGTTGACAAACCTAAAGAGCAAACAATAATCTTGTTGATTAAAGAAGTGTTTTTAATAAATAAAACCATTCTTATAAATAAATCATCTCTTAAGTATAACCCCTTTTGTACTATGTAGGTCGCTACATACAAAGAGCATATAAGTAATATGGCTATAAGATGTATCATTTGTATTTATAGTAAAAGTATTTTACATCCTCATATTCAACTGTGCATAGGAAAACTCCATCATCATCTTTGTACATAGCAAAAATGCACTTATTATATTTTTTGTCCTTACATAGAACAGTGAATACTTCATAATCATCTTTGTATTCTACTTTACTTTTTTCGATTGGGGTATAAGTCGAATTATTATTGTTATCTAAATGAATGATTCCATCACGAACCTCTATTTCAATATCATCGTATGTCCTATTGATTGTAACCCACTTGGTTGATGTACGCTTACAAATTTCATTCTTAGCGGTTGTCATTATGAATGTTGATTCAACTTGACCAAATGAAAACGAGGAGATAAAAAGGGTAAAAATGAATATTAATTTTCTCATGATATAAATTTAATTATTTAGGAGTTAGTGTGGGGGTCGAACCCACATGAGGGGCAATTCTGCATATTCCCTCTTTCTATGGTGCACCATATCAGCGTTTTCCACAAGTAGGTTATTCCTACAAACTTTCGCCAACTAACTCGCCATCGAGTCATCTAGTGAGAACTTCACTTCGATGACTTACTAAAATCCAATTTTTTTCAATCTATGAGCAAGGGCATCTTCAATACTCAAAAAACTTTTACTATGAGTTTTACCCTTTCTTTTAAATCGAACACGAAAAGAATTACCCTCACGATAAATGTTTTTCATGTTCACTTTTTTCTTTGCCATGATTACATGATTTTAGGTTAGTATTAAGTTAGAGTGCTAAACTATGCCAAATCATGCTAAGTTCCAAGACTTTCATACTTTTTTTTGTAAACTTCTATATCCATCCAACCTGTCTTGGAAAATCCCTTTCCTACCCACACTAGGGTCTTATCCCCCTCCTTACGCTTAGAAACCCCAAATATGGGTACGCTAACTGTTTGTCCAATAATCCTACTCGCTTGGTATGGCTTGGCTAGATTGTTCCAAATCCTATCTATGGTGGCTCTAGCCTCCTTTTCATTGTAGGCTTGAATGGTTATTGGGGTCGAAATACCCAAAAAATAGAACCTATATAGCCTTATGGTAGGCTTCTCGAAGGAGAAATTCATACCTCAAAATCCCCCTTTTGTTTGATTACATCCCTTAAATCTATCCCTACTTGTGCTTTAGCCAACTCCTCCTCATTAATAAGTCTATGATTTTCACATAAATAGAAGGATTTTACTATCGCAAAAACTGTCTTTTTTAGCGTATAAGCAAAGTATAATCTCTTAAATTGGCAATATCCCATCTTATCCATTCCATCAATAGGTTGAAAATGCTTACAGTTAAAGCAAGACCTTATGATTGGTTTACCATTGATATTTCTGTAAGTTTTCATTTTTTTTCCTACATTTGGAGTGGTTTAGAACTCCCCTTTGAAGGTGTGATTGTCAAAAATAGTGAACCCCTTATGCAAGGGGTTTATTTTTTCCCTCAACTCAAATTTAACTTAATTGCTTATATGTCAAACTATTTTTGTCAAAATATTGATTTACAATTTCTCTATTCTCCTTTGTGTCTACATAGTAAATACAATCTGTCTTATAAGCAATAAAATCATCACCAAGTAACTTTTTAACCTTTGCCATGTGTTTGAAGCAAGTGAATCGAATCAACTTGTAAACTCTCTGCAAATCCACATCATCCCCAAAGGTTACTGTTGAATTACTAATTTTCCCACCATTTATTTGCCTAAATGTTCTACCCATACCTAGCGTAGAGAGAGAAGCGAGTCTTACATTCTTGAACTTCTTTGGCAATCCTCGTTTATAAGTAGCAAGGGTAATTATTCCTATATTATAAGCAATACGCCAATACGCATGGTTTAAGTCTGTCGCACAAACCTTAACATTAGAATTAGGAACATCATCATTATACAATATCGACCTTTCTTCTCTAGGTAATTTTATAGTTGGGTTCTTTCTCAAAAAATCTTGAGCCTCCTTACGAACCTTACCAAATAAAAACAAACCTGCACGAAAAACTCCATAATCTTTTTTACCTATCGATGGATAGATAAATGATTTGTTTCCCCAAATAATCTCTGTGCTAAAAGTACCACGCTTGATGTAGGCATCCTCTTTCAATTCGCCCAACATTTCTAGCATAGGTTTGTCGCTTCTACCAAAGCAGACTTTTCTAGTTTTAATTTTCATTGAACTTATCGTAATTTTCTTTCAAACTAGCCATAGCCTTATCATACTTTGCTTTTGATATAAGACCTTTGGATAGGTAATTATCTAATTTCTTTTTTGCTCTCTCGTAGTTCTTAGCGAAATCCTCAATAATCTTAAACTCGTTTCTAGGAGTAACTTTCTTATTTACAATCTTAGTAATCTTCTTATCATCCTTCTTGATTTGTCTAAATGCTCGACCTTTTGCCTCTTTCTCTTTTGTGAGTTTGCTTAAAATTTTGTCTAATTTATTATTAACCTTAGTAGCAGTTTTTTTTATGTTCTTAGTTTCTACCTCATCTTGTCCTTGATACCTAGTTATCTTGCCTAATGTTGATTGTGGTGTAGCCGTTCCTCTTTTTGGTTGTATATATAAAATTAAATCTAAGTAGTAACTATCAGCCTTGCCATCGTTTTTCATTTTGGGTCGTAGCATTTGTCTACCACTATAAAATGCACTACCACTTTCGTTGCCTACTTCTTTTCTTATGTTCTCTGTTATTTGCTGAACACCATTAAAGTAATAGTTATAATTACGAGTATTAAAAATCTTGGTGCTACCAAATCTACCAGCATTAACCTTTACATAAATACAATCAGGTAATCGCCTTTGTAAGAACTCATCAATCTCAAACCACTCAATCTCTTGATATTGGCTTGGTGATATGTAGTTAAGGTTACAAAGGTTAGGGTCACGAGTAGGAATTAAGGCTATTTGCCCTTTGATGATTTCATCAATTTGCTTGACCCTTATTTTGGATTTTGGAGTAGTGGAGAGAGCAGGAAGGATTCCTTGTTTGATTAATTGCCTTCTCCTTTGAATCGACAGTTTTTGTTCCTCTGGCAACTTATTGTTAAGTGCCGTGAACTTTTTACTTACCTTTTGATATAGAGTAAGTTTTTTTGATGTCGATTTCTTTTTAGGCATATCAATTTACCGCTACACTTTTTTCTTCTAACCATTTGTCTAAGTCGAACTTGTTGAAAAGGATTTTATAACCTAATCGATTGTGAGGTATACCTTTCCTTGCAACCAACTTATACAGATAAGAAGTTGAAAGTTTAGTGTAAACTGAAGCCTCATGAATATCTAGTAAGTAGGAATTTTCTAGGTATTCTTTTTTAATGTTGTCTGCCATACTTGTAATTATGAAGGATTACAAAAATATATTTTTATGCGTTCATTTTTGAAGGTGTGTATATGTAAATTTCATAATTGTGGTTTTTCAAAGCATATCGCCTTTTCCATTGCTCTACCACTTTCTTAACCTCACTCACATTTACATTCCTTTGAGTCGTAAGTTTATGATTTACAAAGAGTTTAATCGTATACTTCCTTTCCATTAATTCAAACTTGCGTTATAAGAAGCAATCTTTTGCAAAACCTCCTCTATAACATGAGGATGTGCCATTAAGTAATCTACAATCATATCCATGCTTCTCTCATGGTCTGTAATTACAGAAATCTTTTTGCCTTCATTCACTAGACAAAAGAAACCATACGACCTTACTATCTTTTCACTTAACTCCGCTACGGTTACTGGGTTTTTATCACTCATATCCTATTTTTTAAAGGTTTTAATAATATCTCTATTTAAAAAAATTTGAACCTCGAAACTATTTCCATCCTCGCTATTCTTGAAAAACATGACCTTGCCCATATCTAATATGGTTTGAACAGGTACTACATAGGTGGTGCAATCATCCTCGTTTATAGAAACCCACTTAAAGGATTTAGCCTTTTTAAGAAGGTTGTAATTGAAACCATAAGAGTTAGTTTTTCTAAGCAAGTGCTTTTCGATTGACCTATCTACAAAAAGCATCTCATCTTGTATCACCCCTATTTTTCTCTCCCTATTCTCTGTGTTTATCTTAATACTTACTCTACCATCTTTATAACAAATCAAAGCGTTGTGTGTTGGGTCTACTATTGCCACCCTTATTGAGTTGTCGTTCTTTAATTTTTCTACTAATTGCATATTTTATTTTGATTAAAAAATTGAATAACCTAAATACTTCATAAGATATAGTAAAGATTAGCCACATACTAATAGCAACTGGGAAACAAATTATTGCTATGTATAGAAAATCTATAATCTTATTAAAAAACTTTCCCATGACTAATTTGCTATGTAAATGATTGCCTCCTTTTCGATATACTTTGATAACAATGAATCCTCCACTTCTCTAATATCTTTCAAGGGTATTCCTTTGATGGCTAGTTGACCCAAGAATAATGTAATCAAAAATCTAGCGGAGTGTAATTGTTCCTCCGTGAAGCACGAATCAATTACTTTAATAATCCATGCTTTTTGTGTTTCTAAATCTATCATAAGAGTAGTTTTATCCAACATTGTTTTTCTCGAAATATTTTAATTCAACATCATTCCATTTTCCTCTAGGGCATCTATTCATGTATGGGGTAAATACTTTTTTACCTAATGGACATCCACAATCCTTGCAATAAATAATAGGATTCGTTTCTTTAGCCTCACACGAATCGCACACTTTCATACGAATAGCGGCTAACTCATTTTGCTCTTGAGTGGGGTCATAAGCAATCGCCCACGATTTAAATATCTCTACTATGTTCATAATTGGAGTGCTAAGTTATGCTAATTTATGATAAATAGCAATAGGGTTGTCAACAAATTAGTAAAATAAATTAACAGAAATGCTTATTATTTATCAACAAGGAATTTGTTAGACCCATAAATTACTGCCATTTTAGGCTAAAAAAATAAAAATCTTTAAATTTGAGAAAATTAAGTATATGTATTCACTTGCTGTAAAGAATAGAGCGACCCAATTCATCAAGGACTATGGAAAGGGTATTGCTCAAGCCATCAAAGGAACAGGCTTATTTTTCCCTACAATCGTTGCCCAAAAAGCCCTAGAAAGCGGTTGGGGTCAAAGTAGTTTAACCAAAGAGGCAAACAATTTTGGAGGTATCAAATATGCACCATCATTGCCTGGTGTTACTGGTTTTGTAACAAAAGATACCACAGAATACATACGAGGGAAAAAAGTAAATGTAAAGGCAAAATTTAGCAAATTCAAAGATGTAGAATCTGGTATTCGTGCTACTATAACTGTTTTGCTTAACGATAGATATAAAAATGCTCGTTTAAACGCAAAAACACCAGAGGAGCAAGTCTTAATGATTGCTAGAGCAGGTTACACTACAACACCACCTCAAAAATACTTGGCTTCAATGCAAGGTATCATTGAGGCAACTCAAGATTTAACTGGCTTAGGTCGAATAAACTAATCAATATGAAAAAAGGAACAATCATTACAATTTTATCACTCGCTGCCGTGTATGCGGGAATTTATTTTTATCAACGCTATCAGCGTCAAAAGGCAAACGAGAGGAAAGCAACTCTCAAAGAGGCTGATGAAATAATTGATAATCTATAATGGAATACACACTTAAAAATATTGTCAAGAGTGTTGAGAACAAAGGTTATCAAATCGATAGGCGACCTTACAAGTTAAATATTGTTGGAGTAAGAACCAATAACCCAATAAGCCAAGACAAGTTTGATGATAAACTTGCCTATTTCTATTTTGATGATAAAGGTAATCTTCAAGGTAGAGTAGCAATCGCAACCACAGACCCATCTACACATTTCTTAAAAAACCCCATGAATAGGGGTGGTGCTGCGATTCTAAAAGGGGGTCAATATAAAGATACCTACACGCTAGGTACACACGCAGGTAAGTATAGAGCACTCGTTCAAAGATTAGGAAAGGTAACTGTCTTTAGAGATAATGATAGAGATGGATTCACAAACTTCAATAATGTTGAGGAGAGTGGATTATTTGGCATTAATATCCATAGAGCAAGTCGAGGAAAAAGAAATGAAGCCATCATAGGTAAAGATAGTGCTGGCTGTCAAGTATTTCAAAACGAGGCTGATTTTAATGATATGATGAGGTTGGCAGAAAAGTCTGCTCAACTACATGGTAATAAGTTTACCTACACTCTTATAGATGAGAGAGATTACATTCGTAAGAGAAACACATGGATTGTAATTGCTTTAGTTGGTGGTGGTGCTATCGCACTCACCTATTTACTTTATAAAAAGTTGAGATAATGGTCAACATAAATAATGCCATACAAATTGCTAAACCACTCATAAAAAATTATGAAGGTTTGGCTAGTGGAACGCCTCCTTGTGGAACAGATACCGATTGTCTAGGGTATATGGCTAAAACTGGAAATCCCAATCAAAAAGTCTATGCTTATTGGGATAGGTTTGCAAAAATTTGGACTATTGGATGGGGAAGCACATACTTAAATGGTCGCAAAGTTCAAGAGAACGATGTAATAACAAGAGAGGAGGCTGAGAGGATATTTGAACAAGAAGTTATACAGCAAGAAAAATATGTACGCCCAACAGTAGATTTAAATAAGTTAAACGATAATCAATATGCGATTTTAATATCGCTATCGTATAACGCTGGTATTGGTAATTTAAAAAAGACTCGAATACTACCCGCTATTAATAGTGGCAAATCTCCACAAGAGGTTAGTGCAATAATTAGAGATAGCCTTACTACTTCTAGAGGTGCAACAGTACCTGGACTTGTTAGAAGGAGGAGAGAGGAGGCTGATTTTTATTTATCACCCGTAATCGCTGCCCTCAAAACCCCTAAAGGCATTGGAGTCGCCATAGGCATTTTGTTAGTTTTGGGAGGGATTAGTTACTATTTATACAATAAACTTATTAAGAAATAATGGCTTATAAATTTGACATTTCTCGTGGAGAGGAAGTTTTGCTTAAAATCGCTGCCATAAGCACTGCGCTACTAGGATTAGCGGCAGTATATACATTTTATAGAAATAATGTTTGGGAGCCGAGAATTGAGGTAGTGAATGTTGACTATGAAAGAGGATTGGCAAATCTAAAAATTAATGGTACTCCCTTTTTACTAAAGGGCGACTCTACTTATCTCATCACCGCTGATTGGGGAATTAAATTTGGATTTACACCTACTAAAGATGGTAAGAGAATAAATGATAGAATCGAAATACTAAAAAGAGGAATGGTACAAAGAGTACTTGCACACGCATAAAATCATTTTATGGATTTAAAAAAAGGTTTACTTGTATCTAGTGGCATAGCCGCTTTAATTGTTTTGGTGGTTATTGTTGCTAGGGGGCAAAGTAAAAAAGGTGGTAAGAGTTTAGACCCTAAAGTTGCAGACCCAGAGTTGAGTAAAAAATTCAACTTTCATTTAATACCCGATGGTAAGGGTAATTATCGCTCTGCACAATTTACAGCAAACGAATTACCACAAGTAATTAAGAAGTACAACATAAAAAGAATTATTCGCTTCAATGGTGATGGAAACGATAGCAAACATAGAAGTGCCTATCCTCAAACACCAATAAGCGAGGAGAAAAGAATCGCTCAATCTCTAGGGGTTGAGCATCATTTTATGTCTAGCCACTCTGGTTATAAGAGGGGTCAAGGATATACTAAGAGTGTTGAAAACGCGGGTGCTATTTTAGATAAGGGGAATACTCTAGTTCATTGTGCACATGGGGCAGATAGGACAGGAGGTATTGTTGGAGGCTATCTAAAAACAAGAGGTTATATGACCAATCTTAATGAGTTATGGAATTACACGACTCAATACAATGGTTGGATGAGCATGATTCGTAATGGTAAGTTTTTTGGTAGTGGGTACGATAAATACGCAGACACTTTTTATCCTATTGACCAACTAAAGGCTAAATACTAGCCACCCCCCTTTTTCTTACGACCTCTCCTGCTATTTGGTTGGCAAATTCTATTGCCATTACAATATCCTTACTCGTAAGGTAATTTAAGGCTAGGGCACTTAAAAAGGTATCACCCGCCCCACTTACATCCATTGTAACCACCTTTTCCCCTTTAAAAACCTTTCCATTGTACTCGACCCCATCTCCACCCATTGTTACAATAATCTTTTGATTAAAGCCTCCCAAATCCTTCAAGATGTGATTGTGGGATTCAAACTCTACCTTATTGAACTTAATGAAATCCACAAAGTACAAGGTATCTTCATATACCTTCTTTTTTGTGTCTAAAAAAACTACTGCATTTTTCTTTTTTGCCTTGCAAATGTTTTGAATATCGCTAAAGGATATAAACCCCTTGTCATAGTCACTAATGATGATGCAATCAGCCTCACCAATAAGCCTATCAACACGATTTTCCTGTAAGTTTAGTTTATCACGGTTCTCTCCACTATCGACCCTAATAAAGTAGTGATTTGAGGCATCATCTACATACCTTGTTTTGGTAACATTGTTGGAACTTAAAATGCTATCCACTACAAAAGAGGGGTTGTACTTAGCAATTAACGATGATAGGTTATTGAACACATTACCGCCCATTCCTTCATTTTTGACCTCTCTCGTTGGGGTGAAAATGGGTATGGGTGCTTCAGGGGATAATCTATTAACCTTACCATAGATAAATATATCAATACACGAATCGCCTATAACTAGAAATTTCATGCCTAATCTTTTTTATTGATAAGTAATGTTTGTTCTTTTCGTGAACTCTCAATAATAAGGTCGTAAACACTAGTTATTAAACTAATAGATATTCCATCCCTATTTGCCCATTGGCTTACCCTATGTAGTATATCCCTCTTTCTATTCTCACACATCTCACTAATACCATGTTCTTTTTTAAGTTCTCCTACTTTGTTTGTTAATGATATTCTTTGTCGAATAGATAAGTACAATGCTTCATCTATCAAATCAATAGACCCTCTTAGTTCTTCTAATTCCTCTTTGTAACTCATTTAATTTTCTTTTTCCATTTCAAAAACTCTATACACAAATGAATCCCCTAAGTTATTTATTAAATGTTGGGGATAGCCATTTCTAACTAGCCATTTGTAAATATCTTTTACATCGTCAGGCAACTCCTTTGGGAAACCATATAAATTCCCATGTGGAGGGTCTATCATCTTTACAATTTTCTTTTCCATATCAATCCATTACTACTGTTGATTGAATTTTAGATACTACATTGCTAGTTGACCAATTACCCATTCTAGGATAAAAAATCAACTCTTTAGCATATTGTCTACCTATTACTTCCTTATCACGATACTCCTCACCAACAATCATGTAGTCAGGAGATAAATCCTCAATCAATTTCTCCAATTCTTTTTTACTATTGAAAATTTGTACATCCTTTACGAATATCAAAGATGATAGTATAAGTTTCCTCTCATTTTGAGGGAATATGGGTCTAAAAGCACCTTTCATGGTTTTTATCCTTTTGTCACTATCGATACCCAAATACACATCCCCTAGAGAGTGAGCATGAACTAGTAATGCAATATGCCCTGCGTGTAAAACATCAAAGCAACCATTAACCCAAACCTTTTTATTCATTAGTTTCCTTTTTCAATTCTATAACTATCACTATCATAATGTGGGGTCGAAACCTCCATAATCTCACTATCCTCATAGGCTAGTAGTTGGTGTGGGCAACCTTGAGGTACAACCACGCAATCTCCTACATTTAAATCAACCCCATGCCATTTACCCACTTTGGGGTCAATCCACACAAGAGATAATTTACCCTTAAGAACATACCATGTTTCATGTTTCTCTATATGATAGTGTAGAGAGAACTTCTTGCCCTCATTAATCACTAAAATCTTCCCACAATAAGATTCTCCATTGTAGATAATCTTCTCATGACCCCATCCCTTTTTAACAATCTCTGGTTTTCTTAAACGAATAACTACATCTCTTTCCTCTTTCCCTGTAATAATGTCGTAAAGATTTGTTTGTTCTAGCATAGTTTATTTATTTTTTATTAAGATAATCCAAGTATTTATTTAACCCTTCCTTCAAATTATACTTTGCTCTCCAATTAGTCATAAATCTACTCTCACTTGCCCTAGTATAGAATTGATAGTTTTTAGGTAGTACGAAATCATCACCATAGTAATCCCATTGAATACCCATAATTTCCAAACCCTCCTCAAAAGGTCTAGCCTCTCCTGTTCCCACATCAAATGTTTTACCTTTAAAAAATGGGTAGAAATCCCAAGCATATAAATTTGCATCAACCACATCATCTATGTAAATGAAATCCCTCATAGGATTCATTTTGATTAATTTAGGTATGACCCCATCTTTGTTCTTTACATAGGATTGATAGAACATAGAAGCCATTTTACCCTTGTGTTCCTCTCCTGGACCATAAACATTGAAATACCTTAACGATACACCATTACACATAGTAACTAGAGATTCCCCAGCATACTTACTCCAAGCATACAAGTTCATTCCCAAACCACCTCCATAAATCGCTGCACTAGAGGAGTAAATAATTGGTATATCATAGGCTTGACACCATAGAGTTAATCCATAGGTGAAATCGAAATTTCTCGACATCATGTGAGAAATATCTTGCTCTAGTGTATCACTACAAGCACCTACATGAAAAATACAAGAAGGGCGAATTTCAGTTAATAACTCATCTAACTTATCCCTCCAATCAACATCATCAAAAATAGATTCATCAATACCAAATACATTGTGCCTTCTCTCCTCTAATACTCTTTTTAAGTTTGACCCAATAAAACCATTGTGTCCTGTTACTAATACATTCATTTTTGAATTAAATGATAAAGTCCGTATAAAAAAATAATTGCTACAACTATGAAAATACATCCACTATCGTTTTCCCCATCGTAGGGAGGCTCATTGAATTTCATAAATTATAAATATAAGTGAAACAAGGAATGACATTTGTAAATTTCCTCCTATTCAATTCAGGCAACCACCATCTCCATCTCCTTATAGCAACTAGAGGAGAATAGCAAGGTCTATTATCATGCTTAACAACATCATCTTGCAAGTGAATATGCTCTTGGATATACCCATCACGATTGTAATAATACTTTTCATCTCTTGTCAAAGAAGCACAACGAACCCTATCATTGAGCACTCGACAATAAGAAAATCTATTCAACTTATAGTTGACCCTAGCAAGTCTTTTATCTCTCATTCCAGTGAACATAGTGCTAAGTTATGATAAAATATGCCAAATGAAACAACGAAAATTAACAAAAATAGGGGGTATTTATCCACAAAAAATACAGAAAAGACTTTTATAAAAAATAG